AGCTGCCTGTTCGTGATCGGGTATATCTATAGGTGCATTGAAGATTGCCATCATTGCGTCACCAATATATTTATCAACCATGCCATCATAAAAGTTAACTGCATCTGCTTGAATAGTTAAAGCCTTGTTCATGATCTTGGTAACTTCTTCTGGTTCTAACTTTTCTGATAAAGATGTAAAACCTCTAACATCTGTAAATAAAAATGTGCAGTATTTTTTCTCACCACCAAGTTTTAACATGTCTGGGTTGTCTTGCAATTGTTTAACTTGTCTAGGATCAAGGTAATGTTCAAACTGTTTTTTTATCTGTTGGCGTAATTTATATTGTTTTTTGTAGCTTAAATACAAAGCAATAGTAGAAATTAGTATTTGAGAGATAAAAGTCCATGAAAAATCTAACAAAATACCTTTTTGAACGCTAAAAGCTCCTGAGAAGCCCGTGATGAATAGCAAAATAACAGCGAGACTTATGCCCTTAACCATGCTTAGATAATTAATTACAAGCCACGTCATCGACACAAATATTAGCAAAATTAAAATTTCGGCTGATAAATGCCAATCTGGAATCTTTGGCGAGTTTTCTATCAAGATTGATTCAGATAATGCTGTTTGTATTTTGTGGGGTTCTAATAATCCAACTGGAGTTGCAATTTGTGGCATGATACCTGGAGCAGTTACACCAACAAATACAAACTTACCAGCAACATCCATTTCTTGTAAATTGGTTTGTGGTGTGTCTACCCAACTAATCCACTTACGACCTAAACTGTCGGTAGCAACTGGTGGCAATCCTTTGACTCTGATTTCTTCTATACCAAGGTCATTGGTTTTTATAACGTATGTTTTTGCATCTACTAATGCTTTTAATACTTCTGTGCCAAACGCAGGTACATATCCATTTGGTGTTCTTAACAACAATGGTATTCTTCTTACTAAGTTGTCTACATCAGTTGGTGCAGTTGCAATACCTTCCTGTGCATAAGTTGTTAATATCTTTATGTTTTGTATGACACCGTTTGTATTCATACCGCCTATATCATCACCAAGTATGACAGTACCTGTGGTTGGCGGATAATTACCATTAGGATTTTCAAACATTGCTAAAACAGAAGTGCCATACTTTAATGACTCTGCTAAGTAAGCATCACCACCCATACGGTCAGGTTGTGGAAAACTAATAACATAACCAACACCTATAGCACCTTTAGCTATTATCTCTGTGTGTATTTGTCCTAGTCTTTTTCTTGGTAACGGCCAACCGCCTTCGTTAGCTATATCTTCTTCTGTAATATTTAAAATAGTAAAGTAACCAGATGGTTGTTGCTTTGGTACCAGATAGTCAAATACTTTTAACTTTAATATTTCTGTTGGCGTTGACTGATATAACAAGGGCAATGCTAGTATTATAAGTATTGTGAATAATGCTTTATTCATTAATTGCTTTGTGTAATTTTTATAAGGCTACCAGTACCACCATTTACTTTTACAACTTTAGATGCGCCATCTTGTATAAAGATAACTGTGTAACTGGAAGATGAGTCTATATCTACTCTTGCTGTGTCGTTCACGCTACGAATCAAGGTTAGCACTTCGCCAGTTATATATGATGTTATTTGTGTGTTTAAGTCTTGACCTAAGCTTGTACCAACTAGATTAATTGTTGTTGCATCTTGTGCTAGCTGATCCTCTTCTTGTATTTCTTGCAATGCGTCTATGACATCTAGCAAATCTTCTAAGAAGTTTACATCAAGATAGTTTATATCTAATTCTGTAAACTCTAGCTCTTTCTCTGAGTCTAGGAAATCTTCTTCTAAGAAGTCCTCATCCAAACCATCAAAGTCTAGTATGTTTTTCTTTTTGGTTTGTGTTGTTTCTTCTATAGCCACCTCTTCTTTGGGTGGATTAACAATAAGCATATTATCTATAAGGTCTAGCGTTAAGTCTAAGATTACAGGTGAGCTAGGTGATTTTTCAAAGACATCTACCGTTGTAGCTTCGTAAGGTTTATTAAGTGTAACTGTACCCATAGCTGTAGTTACTAATATCTCACCACTAGAATTACCAAATTCATCTGGAAGAAGTATTAGCAATGACCTACCGATTTCATCTACCGTAACTGTAAAATCAGTACCACGAATTGCTATGTTTGCTGTGGGTGTTTTAAGATCTATATTGTTTTTATCTATCTTGTTTAGACCGCCAGTAATAAACCTGGCTGTGCCTAAACCAAAGGTAATAGCCATTTTAGATTTACTAGGGTTAGGGTCAAAGATGTATTCGTCTATGGTGAGCTGAGAGTTTTCTGTAAGTCTTACCTTGGAGTCATCTAGGAACGTAATAGCCATACGCCCATTAGTCGTAATTGCTTCATCATTTTGTTGTATATCAAAAGACTCTTTTGCTTCATAAGGCTTGTCTCTTAGTATCTGTGCTGAACCATTTAGTTCAGATATGTTTCCTATATCAACAGCTTGTGGTTGTTCCGCCATCGTTCTGAACGACACAAACAGTACCGTTAGAACCAGTAGAGTTAATCTGTAGCCAATCAGCAGCAAGAGTTGATGACTGTATGATATTGAATGTTCTACTGTTTCCTGTTTGGTCAAGATAGAAATACCCACCTGCATATCCGCTTCCTGTAAAGTTTATTGTATTGCTATCTCCATCTACATCTACATAGTTAGTAGCACCATCATAGTTTATATCAAAATCAAATGTGTTGCTGTCGCCGTTGATTATCCAGTCTAAGTCAAGACCAGAAGCTAATGCTGTTGTACCTGTATCAAGTGTGAATGTATTAGAGCTACCAGTTACATCTACGTTGTAGTCTGAGTTATCAATACCATAGGTATTGTCTGGATCGCCTTGTATAGTAAAGGTGTTGCTGTCACCATCAAACTCAAAGAATCCTGTTACGTTATCGCCATAGATATCACCAAGAAACTTATTAGTATTACCTATTTGGTTTATGTCTAGTGTTAAGTTTATGCCGTCTAAATCTAGTGCTGTAAGCGTGCCTGCAACAGAGTTTAGGCCTCCAATAATGTTAGATGATCCTAACTGTTCTAAGTCTATGTTTGCTGTAGAACCGCTTTGGTCTATATATATTTCGTTATCAGCCGCGTATAGAGGCGACACAATCATTGTCGCAATCAATAGTATTAATTTGTTCATCAATATTCCAATATCCTCTGGTTGTTCCTTCCTTAATTGTTTCTAATACAGCAGTTTCTATTGCTGTTTGTAGTGCTATATTGATTGACTCGTTCCTGACTAAACCGTTTTCTATTTCAACAAGTTCGGTATTGTCAGTAATAAAACGAAATATATCTTGATCGATAGATGCACTTAATATCGTTTTAGTTACTAATACTTCTAGTAACACTCTACCTGTACTTACAGATACTGTGCGTAAAGATATGGTTACGGTGTCTTGCTTATACTGCCTAGACATTCCAATGCCTAAGTATCTAGCACCTGCACCGCCAGACTTTACATTACTTTCGTATGATATCACGCCACCTTGCATTATCAAACCAGCAAACAATAAATCTGGTAGTTTCTGCTTGTCTTTGTTTTGTTGCCTGGCACTTCTTATTATCTGTCGTTCTTTAGTTACATTGTCTAAACCAACACGCTCAACCACATCAAAAAAACCATTTTTACTACTACCTGCGTGTTTTAAAGCTCTAATAAGATATGCGTCTGGTGCTTGTGTTACCGCAGATGAAAAAGTTGCATAAGAACTATTACTTCTTCTTTGTCCTGTTTGATCTGTAAAAGAACCTTGGTATATAGCTACGACTGGTTTTACTTTATTGTTTGCTTGTATGTTTGCTAGTTCAGGTACAAGCAATGCGCCTATCGTTGGCTTTTCTATCTTTTGTAATGGGGGTAGGTTGTTTTCTAAGGGATCTATTATTAACGCGCAACTAGAAAGTAAAACTACCGATAGGGAGAGATATAGTTGTCGTATTACCATCTGAGTCAGTTATGTTTAAAGTTATTATTCCGTCTACAACATTATACTCTATAGTGTTTCCTTCTAAACTCAAAACACCACTATCGCTAGGTGTTTCTCCAAATAAATTTTCTACTAGCTGTCTTGATAACTGTGCATATATTCTTGACTCTAGGTTTCTTATAAATCTTGCAAGTGTAGTATTTTCTTTGTCTCTTTCTATTTCATCTTGCAAAGCTTTTATCTCTGCTTTAAGCGCTTGCTTCCGATTGAACTGTTGGTTCTCTATGGTTAGATAATGTGCAGATGTACCTATACCAGAGAATGATGGCGACTTAAATTTATGTACCATCTCGTCTGCATATAAGTTTTGTCCTAGTATGGTTAAAAACATTATTGCACCCATAAAACAGCACCATATAGCTATTCTAGTTTTAGCAGCTTCTTCTAGTTCTATTTCTCTTCTTGTAAGTTTTCTTTTGTATACACTTGCCATTAGTCCTTCCTTTTATCTCTTCTTCCTGCTTTGGCAATTTTGTTAGTATCAATTAACTGTGGTACGCCTAGCATTGTTTTAATCATGGTGTCTTGTCTAATGATTTCATTGTCCAAAGACCTAACCCTATCTATTAAGGCTACTAAAATACCATGCTGTGCGTCAAGTTTTGTGCCAAGGCGTTCTTCCATGGCGCTTATAGATGTGTTGACTTTATCATCAACGGTATCAAGTTTAGTCTCCATACCATCAATAATTCTGTTGATAAGTTTCCAAACAAACATACCTAAACCTATAGCCGCAGCTATAGGAAATCCTAGCTCGGTTATAAGAACTACGATGTCGTTCATGGTTTACTTTTTAGCTGTTTTCTTAGCTTTCTTAAAAGCTTTAGCTGTAGGTGCGCCTTTAGTTCCAGGCTTTCTCATCTTCTCGTTTGATCCAGCTTTAATTCTTTTTCTTTTGGCGTGTATGTTTGCGTATAGTCCTTTTGGCATAGTATCTCCTTATTTTCTTCTTGATTTAGCTCCAGAACATTTCCATCTTTTTCTTGATAGGTTGTTAGGAGTGTTCGGATCGTTTTGTTTTTTCTTGGAGAGTCTTTTCTTTATACCAAGACTTCTGGCACAATATGAATCACCTTTAGATGTTCCTGGCTTAACTCTAGGTCCACCACCTTTGGCTTTACCTGCTTGACCGTAACTGACTTTTTTACCAGATGCGGTTACTTTTACTTTTGCCTTGCCTCGTCTTGGTGTCGCCATTATTTCTTCCTTGGTCTACCTCTTTTTTTAACAACTGGTGCTGGTGTCATAAGATTATCAAACCAGTTTAAAAATTTATGTATCGTTTCTTTTAACCATACCCAAAACTTTTTTATGTATTTCATTAGTGTATTGTCCTCTCTTCATAATAAATTATTTCAGAATCTTTACTTACTTCACCGCCTGACATAACCGACATAATCTGTAGTGCATGATTTTTATTTTTTGCTCTTATTTCTTTACCTACATAAACCATGTCATCAACCATCACTTCAATATCAAATATTTTGTTGTGGGCCATTGTTTGTAAATAATCCTTGAGCTTGAGCTTTTGCATTTTGTCTTATCCCTTCTCTATCTCGTTCCATGATAGCATTAATTTCTGCAATGTTTATTTGTGCGCCGTACTTGGCTTGTAGCTCTAAGGCTTTTACTCTTAGCTGTGCCTCTTCAATGTCTCTTTGTCTGTCATCATCCATGATGATTTTCATTCTATCTGTTTCAGCATCAATCATAGCTTTCTGTGCGCTAACCTGTGCTTTCATAGCTTCAGCCTGTGCAAGCATTTCTGCTGCATCTGGTTTAGGTGGTTCTTGCGGTTGCGGTGGCATTGGCGGAACTTCTGTATTTATAAATGACTGTGCATCTTGGAAGCCTGCTAGCTCGATCATTCTTGTTAAAGTGTTAGCATATTGTTGCATTGACACTAGAGGATTCTGTGGCCCTAGTGTTTGCATGATTTGTTCTTGTTTTGCGGCTAGACCTGTTAAGACTTGGAACTTTTCTTCGTCTGATGACTTAGATATAGCTACATTAACTACCATATCCTTGTCTGAATCCCAATATCTTGGGTCTACAGGTATAAATTTACCGTTTAATCTAAAGACATCTTGTGCATTTTGGTGCTTGATTACCAAGTTATTTACTGTTTTAAACATAGCTTTTAAGCCACCTTCAGCAAAATGTCTGCATATAAGCTCTACTCTACCTTGCGCACCACTCATAGTAGCTGTTACAGCTGCGGAAGTTGTAGATTGTAATGCTTCTGCGTTGAGTCCTGCACTTGCTTTAGATACGCCAGTTCTGTTTTCTTTGGCTTCGTCTAAATATCCTAGGACTGGGAAAGCTTCTTTACCAACAAAAGGTACAGCAAATGGTTGTACCATTCCTGGAGCTCTCATTCTTATTGGCTGACCAATATCTGTATTAAGTACATCGTCTATATTGACTTGACCCTCAACGACTCCCATTCTTGGGAAGATTGAATGACCTAGTGAATCCAAAGTATCACGCATAATTTGTGACTTAGCTGCTTGGATTGGTTTTAGATAATCAGCTGGACAAGATCCTATTGCTGTGTGTGGCTCTGGATCAGGGCAGAACATACATATTGGTAGTTCATCCCATGGCTCTACGTTTAAAACTTCTAAGCCATTACCTGCTGTGCAAACTCTGATTCGCTCATCAATACCATCACCATCAAAGTCATAGTATAAGTAATGCTCAACGTATAAAACGTCTTTACCGCCTGCATCGTTTCTATCTGGGTATACCATGTTGTCAAACGGATTTCTTGCTTCTTGTTCTTCGTAGCTTTCTGGGTCAAGCGCGCTGCCGCCATAACCTGCATATTGCTCTATCTCTTCTTGGTCATATCCCATAGATACCAAGTCGGAGACTGATTTAATCATTCTGTGCGCAACGTAAGAAGCTGTGTCTATATTACGCGCGTGTCGTGAAATTAATATTTCTTCTGGCGGAACAGACTCAATACATACTTGGTCTTTTGGTTTTAATCTTCTAATAGTTAGGTCATAACTTGATGGCACTTCCTGAACTACCTCTTCTTGGCTTACAGGATCAAAAGTAATAATGGTTTCGTTCGTGACTGATTCTTCTATTACCTCTACGTTCTTATCAAGGATTAATGCTTGGTAGGATTGTGGATCTATGTTTGTATATTCGTGCGTAGTAGCGTTGACTGAATCATCCCAAAAGACTTTTACAAAACCAGTCTTTCTTACTAGAGCATCTTTAAAAACGTCATACAAAACTTGGAAGCCTGGATTCTTTTCTCTGATCAGATAGTTAATATAATCTGTTTGTTGTTCCGCAAGTTGAATATCCTCTGGTCCTTTAGGTACAAATTCAACAATCTTTTTAGTACCAAAGAAAGTACGCATGATAGATGGCAGCATAAACAAAACACTTTCTCGCACGTCTGTAGATACAAACTCCGATTGTAATGAGCTAGTACCTTCTGGCTCTTCACCAAGGTAATATTCTGTTGATTCAGCTCTTTCCGCGCCTACTTGGTGTATAAAATCTTTAGCGTCATCCATTTCGGATTTAATTACGCCTACCAAATCTATCATGTCTGTTTCTTCTTGAACGACTGCTTTGATTTCTTTTTCGTTATATTTCTTTGCCATAAATTATCCTACTCTGATTATCCTTGATTTTAGAGGTTGTCTGAAATTATAGCCGAATTGACTACCACTTCCACTAAAACTTGCAGCTGAACTTGCCATTGTTAATGCAAGCGCATCTGCCTTGTCTGGTGACTTAATACCTCGTTTACGCATCTCGTCTTTACTTTCTATTTTTATTTTACCACTAGAAGTATATTTATATAAGGGGGAAGCTAACTCTGCTTCTAATTCACCATCCTCTGGCAATCTACAATCACGTTGTGCCAACCAGTCTTTAATTGCAAACCACAGCTCCGCACGCAAGTTTAAATAATTTTTCTTAGTCGCTGGTGCTTCGGCAACATTCACGCCACGCACGGGTAAGTTCTGCTCCGCAAGTCTATCCACCACGCCTGCGCCCAAACCAATAACATCAACTAATATTTCTTGTGGTTTTTCTATAACAGTAGAATCGTCATAACGATTTTTTATAACGCCGCATAACTGCATTAGATCCATAGACCTAAAGGATTGTATTTCTAAAACATGGTTTCCTTGACGCACGCATAGGGCTGAGTTGTCTCCGCCAAACCTCGCAACATCTAATCCCCAAACGATTGGTTCGCTGGCTGCGAGAGAGACATCTCTATCAACTGCGCTTTTAATTAGATCCATTGGTATGACAGTATCATCATCTGCTTTAGGAAATTCGCCCATCACCTCCACGCGCGCAACGGTAGAATCTTCGCCATACTGCTCAATCATCTTGCTAAACAGGGATTTGTCAGTTCCTTCAACCGTGCGTGAGTCGATCTGCTGGTTTTTCCAGAATGGTTTTGCGCTGTGGAAGGAATCGTAGAATGGTCCTTGGTTCCTGCGTGGGTTGGAGAAAGTAAACCAGAAACGATTTGGCGTTGGTTCGGAGAAGAATCCCTCGCTGACCGAGTAAATAGGAGAAGGAATACCCGATGCTTCATCCATTATCAAGCATACGCCGTAAGATGAATGGATGCCTGCAAACGCATCTGGGTTTTCCTCGCTCCATAACTGTGCCTGGGCGTAATAATAACCAGTATCGATCTTTAAATCTCTCTCTAAAGCTTCATCAAACCATCCAGATGGCTTTATGGTTGTAGCAGTTTTTGCCCACCAATGAGAATTTATTGATAACGTGAGCCACTTACCTAGCTCTGCCCATGTTCTACTTCTTAACTGTTGCTCGGTGTTAGCAGTAACAATGACTGTTGATCCTAGCCTGGTTGATAACATCCATAAAATAATCCAGGACACTAAAGCTGACTTACCAATACCACGTCCAGAGGCTACAGCCATTCTAAACATCTCTGGTAAATCCTTCATACCATTACGTTGAATGTGTATTGTCATTTCTCTTAAAATTTTTTCCTGCCACTTTCTTGGTCCTTTAAATTCTTCAAGGGGGGTGTCCTTCATTCCCCAAGGAAATACAAATTTAACAAAATTTAGTGGATTATCTTTAATTACTGGTGACCAAAGCTCAGTCATTAACATTTTTTCATCTTCTGGCTTATATTTCATAAAAAAATTATCTCACTATGTATTTATAATTACCGCCACCGCCAATAAACAAAGGGGGGGTCAATTTTTGTTTTGCTAGCACGCTCACGAACGCAAGAAAATCCTTGTGCAAATATGCACGGACGCTTGCGCGTTTATGCACGCGTGCTTACTTGTGTATGTCATTTAGTTTTAGTTGATCCTCTGTGATTGTCTCACCCTCAATCACGCGTGCTTGCGCGACTTGCATAACGTCCTTGAGGTTTAGATTGTGCTGGACCTCCTGGCGGTCACTCCATTCGTCTGGAGATCTATTTTTGAGGTAGAACTGGATCGCCTGGAAGTTGCCTTCGTGGATTTGATTCATGAGTGCGGACGTGGCTACGTTCATTCCAGCCGCCTTGCCGCGTGCTAGAGCCTCCGAAATTTCCTTTTTATGCTTTCTATTTTTGTTGAATGTATCCCAGCCTACTCCAATGGAACGACAGATATCCATGATACCTAAGCCTTGTGCAGCTAATCGTTCTACCTGATCAGCATCTATTACTATCTTTTTTCTTCCTGGTTTCCCACTTGGCATTTTACTCATAATCCGATTAATTATAGTGTATTTATAATGTTTATATATGCTTTTATTAAACTAATTAATAATTATGTGAGTATATGTGTTGACATTTGCGTAGAAGAGAGTATATTAATACTTGTGGTTGTTATTTTAAAAGGAGGAATTATGAAAGAAGCAGCGCTTATTAAGAAAATTAACAAACTTTATCCAGGTGTAAAAGCTACACCATTGGCTGAGTTCTATGGTGATGAAACCAAAGAAGGTATTTGGTTCAGAGGTAGTGAAGGTGACCCAATTAACGGAGAACCAGTTTACAACTACTGGTATACAGGATGGGCAGAAACTTTTGGAGTCAATCCAGAGTTTGATGCTTTCATAGAAAAACATGGCTGGCATTGTGAGAACTATGACAGCGGAACTTTAATGGCTTATCCAGGATAGGAGGGAATATGGAGCTTGAATTAATAATAAAAAATGTGTTTGGAAACGAGCTGGTTTATCCAGCTTGTTACCAGGGAAAAACTCTTGCTAAGTTCAAGGGTACTAAAACTTTTACTGATACTGATTTGAAGATCTTAAAAGATTTAGGTTACAAGTTTAAATGGGTCGCTTTAACAAAGGAGGTAGCGTGATGTTTGATGTAATTAGTTATGATGCAAATGGTAACGAGGACAAGGTAATGGCAAACAAACTTAAACAAGGGTTTGCAAAAGTGTATGACAATACATGTAAAGAGTGTTTAGGAACTGGTAAAAGAAAAATTACTTTTGAGGATTGTTTTGGTAAACCAGTACCAGAGAAAACCGTGTATTTAAAATGCAAATGTAAGGAGGTGAAATAATGGCTTATATTAATGCAGAAGAGGTGAAGGCAATTAGAAATGCTTTAAAGAAAAAGTTTCCTGAATATAAATTCAGCGTGACAAAAGAATATAGTGGTCTTTCTGTTAATGTTGCAATTATGGAAGGCCCAGCTTTTAAGGATGAAGAGGATAAATATAATGTAGTTGAAGATAAATATTTTCCTGTAGATCTTAATGTTGGACATCATCAAATAAACCATGTTTGGTGCAAAGATCATTACCCAAACAACGGTGAGTTCTTTGAAGAAATAACCAACATAATTAAAACCGCTCCTTTTGAGGCAGGAATTGGTGATCTTTGGTTTGACGAAAGTGATGCAATGATTGATTACTTTCATACAGCTTACTACTTTCATATTGAGGTTGGTAAGTGGGATAAACATTTCAAGATTAAAGAAGTGGCGTAATGAATAGGTTAAAGATATTTGTAGACATGGACGGAGTTTTAGCAGACTTCGTTCAAGGTGTTGAGAGTCCAGAGTTTTTAAATGGACCACTAACAAATGACGCAGACTATGACATTAGAAAACTGGAGCTATCTAATAAAAGTTTGTTTGCAAAGTTACCAAAGATGTCAGATATGAACGACCTGGTAAATCACATTAAACAAAGTGGTGAGTATTGGGAGATCTTAACAGCTACAGGCGATGTCAACAGACAAAGAGTTGCAGCTGATAAATGTACCTGGATCAGAAAAAATGTTGATGCAAATGTCCTGGTAACCTGTACCATCAAAGGTAAACATAAAGCTGTCTTTGCTAATCATAACCATGTATTGATTGATGATAGATTAGAAAATATAGAAGCCTGGACTAAGGCTGGAGGTATAGGTATTTTGCATAAAAATGCACAAGAAACCATAGAAAAATTAATACCTCTTTTTTTCTCATAAGGGTTGATATAAGTAGTATAAAGTAGTATATTAGGTATGTGGGAATTGTAATTAATATCAAAAACGGAGGAATGATGGAAAACAAAAACTATTACGAAGAGAATGTATTGAGATACAGAGTCTATGAAAGGGATAGAGATAGAACTAAACCTAAATGGGGATTGTACAGCAGTCACACAACCAAAGAAGGAGCTGAGAAACAAAAAGCTGAGTGTGAGAGAGAAGAAGGTAAGTGGTGTGACTACAAAGTAGTTGACGCTGGTGAGAAAACAACAATTAACATATTAGCTTACTAAGGAGGGAATGATGGCTAAACACAAATGGGATGACGAAAGATATGTTGGCGGTATTGATACTGGTGACAGGATCTATTACAAGGGTGATATGGCTAATGTGGGTGGCTGGGGTAGCGTTACTAAAGTTGAGCCTTGTAACTACTATCACAAAACAATAACCATTGAGTTGGACAACGGTAGGGTCCAAAAGATTAACCCTTACATGTTGGGTTGCCAGACTGAAGCTGACAAGCCAATCTATGACCAAGGTGGTTTGCAAAGACATGTGATAGCTTACAAAAAAGAATGGGAGGTGGCGTAGTGAACTTAGGTGAAATTAGCTGGGAAGCTAGAATAAATATTATCAGATTAGATAAAAAGTATATTGGAACAAAGGACTATATGGGTACGGCTCACTTTTGGGGTCATGAATATAAACACACTTTAAGAGACATAACCTATGCTCAAAGAAGAAAAATACATAATCTAGGTCTTGATAAAAATATTGACTTCATTAATCCTAATAAAGAAGCTTGGTATTTAATAGCTAAGGTCTTGAGATGTGATGTCAATACTTTATGCAACATTGAGGAGGTGGCATAGTGGCTTTAAAAAACAAATCACATAAAAGCATACTTGGACAAATGCGTAAGAAGTATGGACTCAAAGACAATGTAGATCCAAAAAAAGCAGAAATAGCTATGACTCCAGATGACTGGAAGATCTTTAGCGAAGCTTTGACTTTCCCAAATGGTAAACCAAGTACCAGGGAGGATAAATGAAGTCAAAAAACATAAGCTTTAGACAAGCTGAGTTTGCATACGCCAGACATCTCAGAGATGTGGTTAAGCATGAAAGGGAGATCATATACCCAAACGAAGACAAATCTAACAAAAGCAGAGACGGTGTATGGCATTTATTAACAATAAAAGGGGAACCACTAGGCATGGTATATCCTAACGGCACAGTGAGGCTTACATGAAACGAGAGGACATACCAAAACACTTACGACATCTAACCATAGAACAGTTAAAAGCTTTGTTCTTTTTATTTAGGAAACCAGTGTGAGCAACTTACACAACGATCAGCAACTAGTAGATATATATTACCAAGTCATAGTAGATGACCGAAAAGGAATATATGACGATGAAATAGAACGCATATCTAACCTTTATGGTTTACATCAAGATGATGACCGACTTAACATCTTAAAGTTTATTGCTGAAAACATTTTTTATAACTATATGACAGGAGAGACAAATTGACAGGCAAAGGATCAGGAAGGCGCATAGAAGATATAAACAAGATACGCAATAACTGGGATAGTATCTTTAAAAAACGCAAACCAAAACAAGTTATGACCATAGAAATAGAAATTGAAGGCTCATTGTCTACACAAGAAGTTAACAACCATATTGAAAAATTAATTAAAGAAGATAAACTTGTGTTTAAATCTACAATAAAATATATCTAATGCTTGACCTAATTATTAACATATTCGCGGGAGTAACAATAACATTCTCTGTAATGGTATTTTTAACAGCTCTGGCAATTGTAATAATAGATCGCAAGCAATAAGTTTGACTGGCGAGAGCGTCATTAACCTCCGTAAATGACAACCCCCCTATAAAGTCTCTCGCTAGTCCTCTAACAAATAAAAACCAAAAACATTAGGTAAGATACCAAATAGACCTTATAATGAATTTATAGAGCCTGGGCGTGTCTTAACCACGATCCCCCTTCACTCCTCTTTGACGCGCCTAGCTCTCTCTATGTATCTCGCACGCAAGCCCGACCAATAGATAATGCTTCTTACCACTCGCCTGGCTCTTCCTCAACCTACCCTCCACGCCTTCAAGCACGCACCAGACAACCTCACTCTCTATCAACTCCTTCATGGCCCTACCAGCAGTTCGTCTGCTAACACCAATCATCTTGCAATAATAACTAACTGCATCGTGAGAACTAAACGTTTCAAATCTATACCTCTCGCATACTGCCCAGAGTAAAAGCTTCGCACTCACGCTCAGATCTTCACGCCCACACTCACGCCTGTAGATCTTCCACACGCATGAACGCATCTTCATATAATTATCACTCACGCATGCAAGTGGAACTAACGCACTTCGATGTAGATTGGGAACTTCTATTGGAACTACCCACCAGAAATCTTTATTTTTTCTATCAAACTTTCTGATCATGCACGCACGCTTCCGTTCTTGCTTGCGTTCCTGGAGGAGGAAAACGCCTTAGCGTTTCTCCGACTCCTATAACATGGTATGTTATGGATATATGCGTCAAGTTGTCTATAGTAGATACCATTTTTGTCGCAAGCAGGTACCACTTTTGTCGCATGTTTGCTAGAAGTGCATTTCATAATCTGTCCTTGGTAACGACTCAATTGGCTCTAAAATTCCATTTTTTCGTATTAAAGTTTGCACGCCATAATCCACATTACCAGAGTTAGATTTAACCAAGGCAGCTTTGACTACACCCAATCTATCGTATGGTATGTTTGCCTGTGCGCAGAGTTGTTCAGCATCTGATTCGCTTGGTACCCACATGGAAATTGCAAAACGTACTGAGTCCGTGATGCTCGATGCGCCCCTGATGTCGCTCTTGTGAGAATAAGGATCATCACTATCATTACTTATGGCTTGTTTATTAATATGGTGAGTGGTCAAAGTAGTACAACCAATGTTGGCACTAATCATTGCACAATAAGATCCCCAGAGCTGACCAGCTTCATTACTTTGTGAAACGCTGGCAGTTGTAAATGCCTGGAGTGGATCAAAAGCTACAAGCTTTAAGTTATCTATGGTTTTAAGCTCTTCTACTATTTGTTGTGCTTGTTCAGTTATTCCTTCCTCTCTCAACAATATCAAGGGTTCTTTTTGGTCTGGTACAGGAAATACATAAACATCGTTGTTATGTTTAAACCTTTCTCCAAGTGGGTCCAACATATCAATTCTATTGTGAACCTCCAGGAGATCATCTTCAGCGCAGAACACTACTGAAGATCCATTCTCATTTATTGGTTTACCCCACCAAGTACCACCTTTTGCAATTGCTAAAGCAAGTTGAAGTAAAGATAGAGACTTTCCAACTCCACCTGAGCTGGCCAATATTCCTGGTTTAGCAAGTGGGATAAAGGATTCAACTAAAAACTTTTGTGGTTCTGGTTTTTCTACTAAGTTACGAATTGCATACTTTTTAATATTAAATTTAGATTCAGTAAGTTCTTGCCTCACCTTATCTAAACCATGTTTTAAATATAAGTCATTATAATCTCCACGCTCGCTCGGCAAACGCACGCATGAATTGGGTACCGCTTGTACACATTCCTGGGCTTTCTTTTCACCAACTCCGCTTTCGTCATTATCTAACGCAATTATAATTCTAGCACCCGAAAGCCTGCGTATTTGAAGGGCAACTGCCATGACGAAATTGGCAGAAAATACGCAAGCTACGGGAATCTGTGTTGCTTCATAAATTGTTGCAGAGGTTGAATAACCTTCTGCTAATATTATTTTGTCTAATTTAGGTATGTCTTTAATATCGGCTCCAATAAGAAATATGTTTCCTTTTATTTCAGACTTAGAAACAAATCTTTTTTCCCCATTTTTATTAATAAACTGTAGAGAACGTATGTCTCCTAGTGTAGAATACACACCGCAAACCAACATATCCTGGTGTTGTTTTAAACCATAGTTTTTAACCTTTTTATTTGTGAGATATTCATGTTCAACAACATTCGTGTAAGATGCCAGCCAGCCTTCTACTTTTTTAGCAGTTTCATTATGCCTTTGTGCTTTAGCCTTGTCAGTCCTATCCTTAGCCTCTTGCAACTGACGTTGTAAATTATTCCTTTCTTCGTTGGACATGGATTGTTGATTAATGCTTGACCATTTACCCTCAAACCCAGTTTTCCAATTACCAAAGGTTGCAAAATAGTTTCCGTCTAATTCGTTTACAACATAGTAACCAGATTTTTGTCCAGATGAATCTTGTTTTATACCAGCAAGCTCATTGACTGGTACTCTTATTATCTCGCCTGTTATTTGTAAATGATCTATTTGCAATCCCTGTGATTGCATTTCATTTATTAAATCGTTTGTATCCTTTCTTGTGTTTTGTTCCAGATTATCGTCTGGAAAGTATTTCCTCAGATCCATGTTTTGCCCTTCCATCGTCTTGTTGGGCTACTGCGTTAGCCCAGTTTAAATATTCTCTTACTATTGAAGTAAAAACCATTTTTCTTTTATCCCTATCCCATTTGTGTAATGCTTCATTACCTTCCTCTCTGGATAGTTTTAAATAAATATCTTTGGTTTGTGCGATTGAGTATTCAACACCTTCGTCATTCAGCTGTGCCTTATTTGGTAATCGCTTACCTTCACCAATTTTTTTTAAATGATCCATACTGCATGCACCCAACCAATAATCTCCGTCTTTGTAAAGTAATGGCCCACTTGGATTTTTGCAATATCCGCATAAAGTGGGCCTATTTTTTCCGTCAAAATTAAAAAGGCGCGTCATCATTATCAACAGCGGTACTTCCCATTGCTGCTAAATCAGACTCAGATGGTCCTGTTTTAATATTGTCATCCGCAGGAGCAGGTTTTGCAGCTGCGCCCTTGACTGGATTCCAGTTTTTACCAAAGTTTTCATCTATAACCATATACTTGTTATCGTCATCCATTTTTAGTGGAGCTGATACTCTGGTATCCATAAAGTTATCCATACTGCTTAAGGTTTTAACACCCATTGCATTAGCCATAGCTTTAAATGAATGTTTACCACGTCTTACAACATCTGGATTGTCGTGTCCAACTGTAAAAGCATGATTAATTCTAAAAGTAGAATCACCAACGGTAAAAAATACTTTAATTGCTTCCCAGTTATTTCTACCTGTAACAATTTCATATCCATCAAAGTTTAAAGTATGAACACCAGGTTCAATTTTTGCTTGTGATTCTGAGTCAGAACCTATGTTATCAAAGTCATATTTTGTTAAATCCATTTTTTACTCCTTGTTAAATCCAACATTTATATTCTGAACAATCCTCTTGTAATTCCCCACAATGACGACAAAATCCATCTTCATCGTATTGCGGTTCATCATCATCACAAAAGTGTTCGTTAAGTTCTTTAGTATCAATCACTTCAACATCTCCTCACGGATTGCGTTCCAATCCATTGGTAACTCATCTGGTAAGTTATATCTGTTTTTTGCAAGATATGCTGGGTCGTTGTTAGAATAAATTATTCTATCACCAGATACAGTTTTAGTAGTCATACCACTTTTACCTTGTACTTTGATAGTTCCTAACTTCTTAGCCGCAAAAAAGCACGCATCTGAATGTTCTAATAACAATGCCGCAGCTTTTTTGTGAAGTTTAAGAGAATATCTATCGTAAGCTTCGATTCGTGGATCTTCCACTTTTCTTACTTCGCTGTGACATATCTGGAATATCATCATTCCTTTATCTCTTAGTTTGTTAAGTTTTTCTATGTACTGACCCCAGTACCTCAATGTTTCGGAATAGCCTTTTCCATAGGAAGGTTGATCGATCGAAGCCCAGTTGTTATCTGCACAAACCTTTTCCCACAACAATCTCTCAAACCAGTCCAAAGAATCAATACAAACAGTTTTGTATTCATGGCTCTCAGTAACAAGCTCTTCTAAGTTTGTCATCACATCCGCATAAGTTTTACAGGGAATGTTGTCCATTTGTATCTTACCTAAACCATCCTCCACATCTAACATAATGGGATTTCTAGTCTGCGAAGCTAAATAAGTTTTACCTACAGCAGCTTCACCATGTACTATTATTCTAGGTGGTTTTTGTATAGATTTTTTACGTATATCAGCTAAACTCATTACTGCACCTCAATCTTAGGTTCATCTTCTGCTGGCTCTACTATGTTTTTCATACGAGCCTCATAAGAACTAAGTAATATATTCAAATCATCAATGTCGTTATTAGCTTTAATAATAAACTCATCTCTAATTTGTTTTTTTTCTTGCCATCTAGCCATTAATTGTTTTGCTTCGTCTGGCATATCATTGACCTTATGCTCAACGCCATCATCTGCAAACTTAATTGTTGGCTCTTCGACATTTTCAGTTTTATTTTTTTCACTCATCATTTTTTCCTTTATTATATTGTTTATATAAATCGCAGATGCTCCTTGCGTTACAAAAGCGACAATGATCCCCATAAACATATACAGGGTTTTCTTCCAGGCACGCCTCAACGCGTGGCTTTAAGAAATCGTAGGCCCAATCCACCAAAAACTCCGCGGTGGTTGTCCATGTCTTTATAGGTCCACCACCCCATGTTGCGCGTGGTTGGACTATTGTTATCTCTACTTCAGTATCTTCATTGCCATATCGTGACAATGCACCTATTGCATATATCATGGCTTGTTTGTTATGTTCTGGACTAACAGGATACTTACCTGTTTTTAAATCTATGACGCACATCTTATGTGGACTAATGATGATAGCGTCTGCGTAACCATATAGTTTTTCTGAAATTTCCTGACACCTAACCTTTTGTTCTACTAACAATTTACCATTTAATCTTTTAGCCCTTTCTTGTACATAATCTACATAAATTTTTGCACAATCAATCATGTCTTGATCAACTGTTATTTCAAAATCTTCTACATATTCTTTTTTATTTAACCAATAATCTTCTAAAGTAACATCAACCAAAAAACCTTTTAAAAGTTGTTCTGTCATGTTGTGTATTAATGTTCCTACAGCCGCAGGCAAACCAACTTGATAATCTACCTTTGCTGCAAGCGTTGGCATACCAGGACAGTTAGTCCATTTTTCCGCAGCTGACGGACTAAGTAGTGCGTGTTTCATGTGATACCTTTGCTTCCTCTTCGGCCTTTATGATCTCTGTGATGTCATAAACAATTTTTCCGTTTAGGTTTAAATAGTCGGGTCCTATTTTCTTATTTCTCCAGCCCTCTATAGTTCTTGGAGAACGTCTCCATCTATCAGCCAGCTGTTTGGTATCTAAAAAAGTCTTCTCTTCACTCATTAAATCTCCCTTTTTGTATTGATTTGTTATAATATATATGTAAATGTACGATATTACAACAACATAATTGAAAAAAGGAGAGAAAATGTCAATTGATGATATAACAGTAGAAGAGTGGGATAAGGTTAGTAATATAAAATCAGATCCTGTTAATAAGCCTAAGCATTACCAAGGAAAAATTGAGTGCATAGAACTAATAAAAGATAGAGTTGGCTCTGGTAATTATCCAGCTTATTTAGAAGGAAATATTTGGAAGTATCTTTATAGGCATAAAGATAAACAAGAAAACATACAAGATTTGAAAAAGTGCCAATGGTATTTAAACGAATTAATTAAATACTATGAGGAGTTATAACATTTTACCAAGGAGGTAAATATGAATTTATATGAGTTTGATGATCGTATTCTAAGTGAAAGAAACGGAAGAAAGCCTATATATGTGAACAAACATCTTGCTAAAAAGTTTAAGGATTT